GATATCTTAATGAGAACCAGGTCAATAGTAGACATCAATATTGAGAATTCTCTGTATCAGCGAGCAAAAGGTAGTAAAGTAAAGGAGACTATTAAGGAGACAAAAACTGATAAAGAGGGTAACGTCATTTTTACCCGAACCAAACAGATTGAAAAAGAAGTCCCTCCAGATACAACTGCTCAGATTTTCTGGTTGAAGAATAGAAAGCCAGTTCAGTGGCGGGATAAACGACAAATTGAAAATACCAGTTCCAGTAATGTTGATGTGTTAAAGGAACTTGTGAAAGCATTACCAGATTAATGTCTATTACATCAGTAGAACAACGTAGTTTAAATCGATGGTATAAACTCATAGATCATTCTGTGCAGCTTGCTATGGTGTATGATGATGTGCGTTTTAAGATCGTGCCAGCAGGGAGGCGATCAGGTAAGACTGAACGTGCAAAGCGATACATCGCAAAACAGGCTATGCTTCATGGTAATGAAAACTACTTTATTGCCGCACCTACCAGAGATCAGGTCAAGAAAATATATTGGGATGATATGAAATTGTTATGTTTCACAGCGTCTCGGTGTATTAAAAAACCATCGGAAACTGAATTAATCATTTTCATGGATAATGGTACGAATATACAATTGATAGGTCTTGATAAACCTGAAAGGATAGAAGGAGGTTTTTGGTCTGGTGGTATAGTTGATGAAATTGCGAATGTGAAAGCAGAGGCATGGTCGCACAATATTCGACCAGCTTTGGATACATTCGATCCGACCAGACCAGATTATAAAGCATGGTGTTGGCTTATTGGTGTTCCTGATGGACTCAATCATTATTATGATATGTATGAATACGCCGTTAATTCAAATGATCCAGAATGGAAAGCATACACATGGAAAAGTGCTGAAATCCTTCCATATGAAACTATTGCTGCTGCAAAGCGTCAACTGGGACCCAGGCAATTTCGACAGGAATACGAGGCATCATTTGAAACTGCATCTGGTAGGATTTATGAAGATTATGGAGAGCACAACACTACGTCTGAAAAGATCAGGCCGGAAGAAAGATTATTGTGGTCGCATGATCAGAACTATACTCCTTTATCAAGCTGCATAGCGGTTAAGAGAGACAATAATGTCTATATCCTGGATGAAATTGTTCTAACTTCTGCTGTATCAAAGCAGTCCGCAATGGAATTCGTGGAAAAGTTCAAGGATCACAAAAATAAAACCGTCGATATCTACGGCGATCCTGCCGGGAGAGCTGGAGAAAAACACGGTCACGCTTCTGATTATACCGATATTGAGGATATTCTCCGGTCAAATGGCTGGAAGTATTCCCGAAAAGTTAAACGGGCGGCTCCTGCTATCAAAGACCGTCAAAATGCGGTTAGAGCTAAGATTTTGAATGCAAATGGGGAGTCTTCATTGTTTATCAATCCGGTAACCGCACCTTGGAGCCACAAAGGACTTGCAACGACTCAACTACAAGAGGGGTCAACTTTTCAGGAGGATCAGAAGAATCAATATCAGCACATTACAACGGCAATTGGTTATATGATTGATTATGAATTCCCTATCAGGCGACTGATCCATACAAATCAGACTTTGAGGCTCTAAAATGCAAAATGACAATCCATCTACCACGTCTGCCGAATACATGACAATGATGGACAAACTTGATCTGGCGCATACGCTTATCAAAGGTACAGACGGTATGCGTCAGGCCGGTGAAAAGTTTCTTCCGCGAGAAGAGGGTGAGCAGCATACGGATTATATTTCGCGTGTAAATCGCTCCTTTTTGTTCAACGGTCTGGAACGGACACGGGATATTATGGCGGGTGAGGTCTTTGACAAGCCTGTCGTGTTGTCTGAAGACACGCCGCAGGAGATAAAAGATTTATCGTTCAATGTCGATCTGGAAAACCGAAATCTGACTCGCTTTTGTCGTGAACTAATGTCACAAGCCTTGATTGATGGCGTGGGGCATATCCTGGTTGACCTGCCGACACTACCGGACGGCAAGCAGACAACAGCAGCAGAAGACAAACAAGCAGGACGGCGGCCTTACTGGGTGCATATCCCACCGAAACGGCTTATCGGTGGACGTGTTGAAAAGATTGACGGTACGCAGGCCATAACGCAGGTTCGATTGAAAGAGGTTATCCGTGAGCCTGTCGGCAGGTTTGATGAGGAAGAAATTGAGCAGATTCGGGTTCTTGAAATCGGGCGATGGTCAACTTACAGGCAGGATACAAAAAATGGGGATTGGTTTCTTTATGACGAAGGGATGACCGGACTGGATATGATACCTTTGATATCATATTTTGCTGGTCGGAAACAGACATGGATGTCAGCTACCCCACCGCTACAGGGGCTTGCAGAGTTGAATCAACAGCATTGGATATCATCTTCTGATCAGAACAATATTCTACATGTTGCGCGAGTTCCGATTCTCTTTGGCCGGGAACTCAATACGAATGATAGCGGACAGGTGATCATATCCGCTAAAAACCTGATTTATTCTGATAGTCCAGGCGCTGACCTGAAATATGTTGAGCATTCCGGCAAGGCGATTGAATCCGGCTGGAAAGACCTGGACAGGATCGAAATGCAAATGGCACTGTGGGGTCTGGAACTGATCACACAAAATCGTTCCGGCAATATCACGGCTACCGAACGGGCGATATCCTCCAGCAAGACCGGTAGTTTTCTCAATGCGTGTGCGTTGGAGTTGCAAGACACAATCAATTCAGCAATTGAATTGACTTGCAAGATTATGAATATTCAGCATACCGGCAGCGCTACTGTCAACACAGATTTCAGTCTGGCGCTTGCTAATTTTGATACTCGTATCTTGCTGGAGGCGTTCAAAATGGGTTTGTTGGATCGCAGGACAGTGATTGAAGAGTTGCAGAGCAGGGGCGTTTTGAATGAAGAACGAGATGTTGAAGATATTGCGGCTTTGATCGAAAAAGATTCTTACTCAGGGAGTTTTGGGGGGATTGGTTCCAGTATCTTAACCGGCACGAGGTAGAGCGCAGCGTTCAAAAGCAGCTTTGAGTGATGTTTAACGGCGCGTCCTGGTGGATACGCCGTTTTTGTTTTTATTCAGAACAAAGAATGGCTGTTTGAAAAGCTTTTCTTGCCTCAGCGTTTGTTGGCTTAAAATTAAAAATATATAGCAATAATGGCTATGAAAAACATAATCAGTCTTGATAAAAACAGACCGTGCAAAATGTCCGAGGTTGTATGTCTGAAGTGTTTGCGGAGGTGGATTGCTGTGCGACCCGTTGAAACAAGCTTGAAAATACTTGAATGTAAATGTGGCGAAATCGGCTATGTAATTGAAACAGGGGAGGATATAGAAAAATGGCAAGAGTAAAAATATTCATGGTTTCCATTTGTCGGCTGTTCTGAATACGAATTGATTGAGAATTGGGGATATGTGGGGATTGTGAGTCATTCAGCACATCGTTGGGGACGGTTTACACGTCTTGGTACACGCGATCTTTGCTTGGGATTGTGCGTTCATGTTTGGAGCGAGGAGGTGGTGGCGGTGTCTTGTCACTGATTTTGTGGCCGGTTTTGTTGAGGTGTTGTAGGTAACCGGCTATCTTTTCCTTTCTTTTGGCTGTAATTTCACAAGGTGTTTTCATATGTCAGGAAATAATCTCAAGGATTTAATTTTATTGGCAAGACAGGTAATCTGGCAGTATCAGATTGCAGCATATACAGACGAAGCACTAAAAACAATCTTGAAATCCGTAGACAAGGCAAAGCATGAGATTGTTGCAGAATTGGAACGGAAGGCAGCCCTTGCGCCTGAATCCGATTATTACGCTGCTCCGAATCGGCAAATTGAATTGCTGGACGAATTGAACGATATGACGCTTGGCATTCAGTATCAGCTTACGAATGATATCTATCAAGCGTCATCTGTGGCTGGGAAATTGAGTTTTAATGAGTATAACGATATTTTATCTTTCAATGGACGGTTGAGCGAAACGATTGGATTCAATTTTGTGCAGGTATCAGCAGCGCAATTGGAATCTATGATTTTGGGTACTCCTGTTGGCGGCCATTTGCTGAATGATTGGGTGCAGCAGACATTTCAACATAATCTGATTGATGATATCAAGCTGGATATCATGACAGGGTATTTGCAGGGAGAAGGTTTCCCGGCAATGGTAGAGCGAATTGAAGACGGCTTTGATATTACGAAACGTGATGCCATTACTCTGACGCGAACGTATGTTGCCGATGTGAATAACAAGGCTGCCGAACAAGTATATAAAGCAAACACTGATATTGTAAAAGGTGAGGAATGGTGTGCAACACTGGAAGTTTCGACGAAAAGTGGTTGTGGTGTATGCCTCCGTTGTGCTGCGCTTGACGG